CACCAAGGGCATGGTCCAAGGCAAAGGCAAGCCCCCGACAACACCGCCGCCACCTGCCGCATCTGTGAAACGGGCAGACTAATGATCCGATGCCCAGCCCTGCACGACCCGGCGAACCACCCGTCCGTGCGCCGCACCGGGGCCGGATTCGTGATGCCCGTCAATACGCGGCGGGGGTCGAAATGATGCGCAGATTCCTACCCGTTGCCGCGTTCATCGCGTGCGTTGTTCTTGCCAACTGGCTGACCGCAACCTTCGGGCTGATCCCCGTCGGGTTCGGACTGGTGGCGACGGCGGGCACATACGCCGCCGGGCTAACCTTCGTATTCCGCGACCTGATCCACGAAGCGGGCGGGCGCTGGTTGGCGGTCGGTGCCATCGCGGCGGGCGCGGCGCTGTCCTGGGTCGTTGCTAGTCCCGCGCTGGCCGTCGCGTCCGGTGTGACGTTCCTTGTCGCGGAACTCGCCGACCTCGCGGTGTATGTGCCGCTACGTAGGCGCGGGCTACTGACGGCGGTCCTGGTGTCCAACGTCGTCGGCTTCACCCTTGACACGTTCCTGTTCCTGTACCTAGCCGGGTTCCCCATCACCCCAGCAGTGGTGGCAGGACAGTTGTTGGCGAAGGCAACGATGACCGCGCTCGGGCTGTGCGTTCTATGGGCACTAGGCCGACGGACTGCGGTAGGTGCCGAATGATCTACTTCGCCACCTCCAGTTCGCCGACGATCCGCGACCACATGACACGCGGAAATCTGGGCATGATGGCAACACCCGCTGACGGAAGATCACCGGCGACTGCTGCCGTGTGGGCTGCCGATAACGGATGTTTCGGCAAGGGCTATCCGGGCGACGACGGCTATCTGGCCTGGCTACGCAAGCACGCGGAACACGCGCCACGGTGCGTGTTCGCTACCGCGCCTGACGTGGTGGGCGATGCCGCCGCCACGCTGGAACGATCAGAACCGTTCTACCAACCGATACGCGCACTGGGCTACCCGGTCGCGCTGGTCGCGCAGGACGGGCTAACCGTCGATGCGACCCCGTGGGATCAGATAGACGCCCTGTTCGTCGGTGGCTCAACTGAGTGGAAGTTAGGCGCGGCTGCGCGGGAACTGATCAGCGCGGCGAAGGCACGCGGCAAGTTCGTCCACATAGGCCGGGTGAACAGTCACCGCCGGATGCGATACGCGCACTTTGTGGGCGCGGACAGCGTAGACGGGACGTTTCTCGCCTTCGGCCCGGACACGAATCTTCCGAAACTGCGCGGATGGCTGCGCGACATAGCGCAACAGACGACCCTGCTGGCGGTGACCGACTGCGCGGGCCGACCGTATGGAGGTCAGGCGTGAGCGAGGACGACTTCAGTGAGGACGTTCCGACTGCTCTCGGATCGTCGTTCATCATGCTCCACGAAATCTTCGAGGGACTCCAAGAAGCCGGGTTCGAAGAATCGCAAGCGCTTCACATCGTGTCGCAGATCATCACAAGTGGGCAATCGTCATGAACCGTCTAGCGACGGTGTTTGTGCGCCACACCCGGCTGTGGTGGTTCGCGTGCTCGTGCGGATACCGGATCGAACCCGACCGCTACGCAGGGATGCGGTACAAGCGCAAGCGCCATTTGGCGCATCACATCTCCCGTCGAGAAAAGGTGGATCGAGGGTGAAACGATCTCCGATCAAACGCCGCGCAACACGCAAGCCGATCGCGGACGAGTCCGGTGTTGTCTGGTCGCTTGACGAGTCAGTGCCGGTAGTGCGCCAGCGATCACGAGGACTCTGCGAATATGTGGACTGTGGCTCCGCTGGTGAGCAGTTCCATCATCGCTTCCCTCGACGGATGGGCGGGTCTCGGGCGTCGTGGATTCACGCTCCCTGCAATCTGCTGCACCTCTGCCGCGAGCACCACGAGTGGGTCGAGTCGCACCGTATGTTCGCAAAACGGGACGGGCTCATCGTCCCGATCGGGGGCGTCCCCGAAGAGTGGGCTGTCGAGACACGCCATGGCAGGGTGTGGCTACTCAACTCCGGGGCAGTGACGCGCAAGAATCCCTTTGCATGAGCGACACTTACGTCATCGAGATCCCTGGACCCCTTGTGTCCCTCAACGCCGAGCGGCGACAGCGACACTGGGCCGTCCGCAGCGAGGCCACGAAACAGTGGCGGCATTCGGCTGGCTGGGCCGCGAAGGCAGCGAAGATCCCACCGTTGTCAGTGGTGATCGTTGAGGCGCAACCCTGGCAATCGAAAGGTGTCCTCGCAGACGCAGGCAATCACCTCCCATCTGTCAAGGCAGCGATCGACGGTCTCGTGGATGTTGGCGTACTTCACGACGACGACCCGACCCATGTCGCGGCGCTTATCCTTCTCGCGCCCCGCCGCGGCAACGACGGGCTGACGCTCACTGTGCAAACCGTGGCAGACTGACGCTATGTCCGCGTCGAACATCGTGAGCCGAAGGATCTCGGATCTCATCCCAGATCCGAAGAACGCCCGTATCCACAACGCCAAGAACCTCGACGCAATCACCGCTTCGTTGTCACAGTTCGGCCAGCAGAAGCCGATCGTGGTGGACAGCAACGGGGTCATCGTCGCTGGGAACGGAACGTGGGAAGCAGCGCGCGACTTGGGTTGGGTGAATATCGACACCGTGTTGTTCACTGGGACTTCCGAGCAAGCGACCGCCTACGCGATTGCAGACAACCGAGCATCCGAGTTGGGAGAGTGGGATGTCCAGCGATTACTGGACACCCTGGGCTCTATCGACGATGACCTCCGCGCGTATGTGGGGTGGGACGACGACGACCTCGCCAAGTTCCTCACACCGCCTCGGGAGACCCCCGTCGCTGTTGCGTCAGTGACCCTGCATATGGACTCGGAGACACTAAGCAAGTGGGAGAATGTTGTGGAGACCATCGGGATACGGGACGCGATCTCGCTGTCTGCGACGATCGTCGGATACTTGTACGCCAATCGGTCGGAGATAGTGAATAACGACTATTAGGATCTGCTACGATAGAGGTATGCCAACCACAAAGATCCTCGAACGTATCCCGCTGAGCGCCATCGTTGCGGGAGATAACGACCGGACTGTGTTCGACCCTTCAGCAGTTGAGTCACTCGCAGCAGCGATTTCCGCGGTCGGTCTCGTGCAGCCCATCACTGTCCGACCGAGAGGGAACGGAACCTACGAAATCGTCGCAGGCGAGCGCCGCTACCGCGCTGTGGAATCACTCGGCTGGGAGACAGTCGATGCGTTCGTCCGCGAGATGGATAACGCCGATGCAGCGAGCGTCATGCTCGTCGAGAACGTACATCGTGTGGATCTCCACCCGCTCGATGAAGCGATGGCCTACCGCAAGCGGCTGTCGGAGGGCATGAGTATTGACGACCTCTCATCCCTGACAGGAGTTCCAGTGGGTCGGATTCGGTTCCGCCTCGAACTGCTCAACCTGTGCCCCGTCGCTCAGCACCTCGTTAAGACCGAGCAGATGCCAGCACGATGGGGCTTGCATCTCAGCCGAGTCGATCACGACCGTCAGATGTTGGCGCTCCGGGCATATCGCGATCGTCCCTTCACCTTCGACCAGTGGAAAGATATGGTCGATGATCTGAAGTCAGCGCAGAACGAGCAAGCGTTGTTGGAACTGGACAACCTCATGCTCGAAGATGAGTGGGCGCCAACGGAGCGACGGATCGCGAAGCCGTCCAAAGCGTCAGTTGTGTCCGTACTGGAGCGCCTCGTGTCGTCGATGCCGGATGCAGACACAACCGAGATGCACGAAGCACGTCGCATCCTGACTCTGCTGGATGTGGCAGAATAGGGATATGCCACCACGCAAACCTAAGACTCCATCTGCGACCGAGTTTGTCGTTGAGAGTGTGCCGATTGACGATCTTGTACCAGACAGCCACAACGCTCGGCGGGGTGATGTGGCAGCCATCGCGGAATCTCTCGACGAGTTCGGTCAGCACCGACCAGTCGTTGCCCAACGAGGGACTAACAAGATCATTGCAGGTAATCACCTTGTCCGAGCGGCACGCGCTCTTGGATGGGACACAGTGTCGGTCTATTGGGTGGACGACTCCGACGACAAAGCGTTACGCCGCTCGCTCGCAGATAACGCAGCGGGAGATCGAGCCCAGTGGGACGACGTACAGTTGGCCGAACTACTCGCGCAGACGGGGGCAGTCCCAGGATTCAGCCAGGACGATGTGACGAAACTTCTGGACAAACTGTCGCCGCCAGCCGACGAGGAGTCACCGATTTTCCCGATCGTCGCCAGGATGAACGAGAAATATGATTACGTCATCGTCATGGCTTCGACGGAGATCGACGTGTTGTGGCTCAAAGAGAAGTTCGGCATACGGCCTGAGCAGTCGTACAAGAACAGTAACGTCGCGCCAGCCCACGTCGTCACGGTGGAAAGGTTGCAAGAGTTGTGGAGCAACTAAGCATCGTTATCCCGTCGCATCGACGGGCGGAACACGTCCGAACTCTCGGGGCTGTTACTGATCCAATCGTGTGTGTCGCTGAGGATCAAGAGGCGGAGTACCGCGAGCACAATCCCGCAGTTGAGATTGTTGTGCATCCGGCAACAGTGATCGGCCTACCAGCGAAGCGCCAGTGGATCTATGAATACTTCGGATCGTGCTTCATGCTCGACGACGACGTGCCCTATTTAGTAGACCTCATGCGGTTTACGAAAGACGCAACCCCAGTCAAAGTGGACCCAGCGAAGGCGCGGGCTCTCATCGAGCGGTGCGCGGACACAGCCCGTCAAGTAGGTGCGTACTTGTTCGGGTTTAACAACGCGCTAAGGCCAGATCACTACCAAGCGCAAGATCCGTTGAGTTTCACCGGCTACATCCCTGGACACTCGACCGGAATCCTCGCCGGGTCAAAGTTGTACTGGAACGCGAAGTTGCGGACGACTGACGACTACTGGATGTCAGCCCTTAACGCCTACCAGCACCGCATTGTGGTTAAAGACCTGCGGTATTGCGCGTTCCAAGTGGGGACGTTTGCATCGTCAGGTGGTCAGGCGTCACATCGAACGATGGCGCAGGAGCGGGAGAGCACGAGGATTTTGCAAGAGCACTTCGGAGAAGCAATCAAACCAAAGCGAGCCACCGCGGGACGCAAGGCGACACACAGCGAACAAAGGATGCTGAAACTCCCCTACTGACACCGCGGCACGCTAGAATCGGAATACCGAAAACCAACCACGAAAGGAACTGGAAATGGCGCGCCACCAAGCAGCACATATCCCACCGACCACCCGAGGCTACGAGTTCATGGAAGTAGCGTCTGCGTTGCAGAAGAGCATCCGTCGAGGGCTCGAAGAAGAAGCCTTGTATTGGGCAGCGGAACTTGATCGTTCCGGTTACGACCAGTACGTCTGGAAACGACTTCTCATGATTACATCTGAAGATGTTGGGCTCGCGGAGCCAACAATGCCAGCGACCATCCGCAGTCTGTACGACACCTGGCTCGAAACGCGCAAGCGCAAAGACGAACGAAAACCAGAACGCATGTTCCTTGTCCATGCTGTCTTACTCCTGAGTCGAGCCAGAAAATCGCGGATCTGCGACCACGCGAAAATGTGGTCGTACTCGGACCACGTTGAGCATCGAGAGATCCCCGACTATGCCCTCGACAAGCACACGCGCCGTGGCAAACAGTTGGGGCGAGGGTTTGACCACTTCTGGGATGTTGGAACGCTGCTCGTGGGAGAGCCGGAAGAAGTCCCCGACGACTACCTTGCTCGTGCTCGCGCGCTACGGACTGGACTCCTTGGTAGTCCAACGAATGCACCGCGCGATCCCAACACGCTCCCCCTCGACTGATGCGAGTCGTGGTCACGGGAGCGGCAGGGTTCATCGGCTCCTACCTTGTGCAAGCACTCACCGATCGTGGTGACGAGTGTGTGTGTATCGACTCCTTCGCAGATCTTGTGTACGACTCGGAGATGAAAAGGGATCGGTTCAGCGCGTTTAACCCCAGCAGCCGAGTGCTTACGCGAGACATCCGTACCCAGTACGAGTGCGTGCATCTCGTCGGAGCAGTGAAGCCGGACGCGATCGTACACCTCGCAGCGCACCCCGGCGTTGGGCCGAGCGCGCTCAACCCGTCCGGGTACACGACGACAAATGTTGTGGGGACATCGAACATTCTGCAAGCGGCGTCCCCGCACGTCCCGCGCGTCGTGATCGCCTCATCGTCGTCTGTGTACGGCAGCAACGGAGGACGCGCTTCGTCGGAGGACTCGACACCCTGTCATCCCGAGTCCGTGTACGCGGCCACAAAACGATCGGCGGAACTCATCACCGATGTCTGGTCTCAGACTCACCCTGACCAGACGTTTGTCACAGTGCGCCCGTTCACCGTGTATGGGTCGTGGGGTCGTCCCGACATGGCAGTCCTGCGCTGGGCAGTCGCGGCGGCGTCAGGATTACCGATCCCGTTCCACGGAGTGCATGTGGAGCGGGACTTCACCTATGTGACGGATGTGGTGGACATCTTGGTCGCCGCGCTGGATGCGCCCCTCTCGACTGGACATCACGTTGTTAATGCCGGGTACGGAACTCCACACAGCACCGAGGACGTTCTAACGCTCATCGGAGAACATTCACCCCACGACGTTGAGATAAGCAGTTACGACCGCGCTACGGGCGATATGGGGAGGACTCACGCGAGTACGAAGAAACTCGCCGCGCTGGGACTCCCAGTTCCGCAGATTGCGTTGGAGCAGGGGATTGGTGTCACAATGGATTGGGTTAGCAGCCTCGACTCGACACAACTTGCGCGTTTGCGTAGGTGGACACGACAGGAGTAGTTGATGGGACGGCGATCATCGCTCACCCCGGCCATGCAAGCCCGCATCGTTGATGCGCTCAATGCGGGGTCGTACCTGGACACCGCCGCGACGTATGCAGGGATCTCCAAGGCGCAGATGTATCGGTGGCTGGCGCGGGGTCGTGCGGAGCAAGAGCGGCTGGATCTCGAACCGGATGTCCCGACTGACGACAAAGAAAAGCCGTATGTGGAGTTCGTCGAGGCTGTCGAGTCCGCTCGCGCAACAAGCGAGGTGCGTTCTCTCGCGTTGATCCAAAGCGCCGCGCAAAACGGAACATGGCAAGCCGCAGCCTGGTTCCTCGAACGCTCCTACCCGCAGAAGTATGGTCGGTGGAGTCGCCATGAAGTGTCAGGTGCGAACGGCAAGCCAGTCGAAGTGACGGTGACGGCGGAAGATCTCGAAGCCAAGATCCGCACGATCGTGGATAGTGAGAAGAGTGACTAGCGTGCTCGTCGAGTCGCTGCTGTCAATGTCCCCCGATGAACGGCAGCGGGTCTATCTGAAACTCGACGGAGCGGAGCGCGCAGCCCTGTCTGCATTGTTTGACCAACGACTCTCGGGTCCGCAAGGCCACAAGTTTGCGACCCCAGGGGATCTTGCCGTTGCGCTCGACCCGCATACGAACCAAACCCCCATGCTCCAGTTGATCGACGAAATGCTCGTGGGCGTGACGAACCAGCGGAATGGTCGGCTGCTCATCTCGTGCCCTCCGCAGGAAGGAAAATCGCAGCGAGTATCGCGTCGGTTTCCGCTGTGGGCGTTGCTGAGAAACCCGAATACCCGTATTGGAATCGCGTCGTATGAGTTCGGAGCCGCTCGTCGGTGGGGTCGAGTGATCCGAGATGACATTGTGATGAGTGAAGGAGCGCTCGGCCTGAAAGTCCGGTCGGATGTATCCGCGCAAGCAGAGTGGCAGTTAGAGGACTACGACGGCTCCGTCTACACCACAGGCGTTGGCGGAGCATTAACCGGACGCCCGCTCGACCTGCTCGTTATTGACGATCCCGTCAAGGACCGCGCGCAGGCGGACTCCGCCGTATTCCGCGACCGAGTATGGGACTGGTGGACGGACGTGGCTTCGACCCGTCTCGCACCGGGCGCACCCGTCGCTCTCATCCTGACCCGATGGCATCACGATGATCTCGCAGGGCGGCTTCTGTCGGCGGAGGACGGTCACCTGTGGACGTGCCTCAATGTTCCTGCACAAGCAGTCTCGGAGGACGATCCGCTCGGACGATCGGCAGGCGAGTATCTGGAATCAGCGCGTGGGAGAACGACCGACGAGTGGGAAGCAATCAAAGTTAGGTCTGGATCTCGCACATGGTCGGCGCTGTACCAAGGGAATCCGACCGACGAGGAAACGAACCTGTTTCCCGCGTCCCAGTGGCAGCGGTACGAGATCCCCCCGTGGGACATCCAGCCGGACGGAACGTACCGCGTCCGCGATCACACGGCGGAGGTCATGCAGTCGTGGGACATGGCGTTTAAGGATACGAACGCTTCCGACTATGTAGTCGGTCAAGTGTGGGCGCGTGTAGGAGCCGACGTGTACCTACTCGACCAGATCCGTGGAAGGCTGTCGTTCACGGCAACCTGCGATGCCGTTGAGCGCATGACCCGCAAGTGGCCGCAGGCAGCAGTCAAACTTGTGGAGGACAAAGCCAACGGTCCCGCGGTGATGAGTGCGCTCGGCAAGCGCGTCGCAGGCATGATCCCGTACAGCCCGCAGGGATCGAAGATCGCTCGCGCGACCGCCGTGTCACCGTTCGTGGAGTCGGGCAATGTGTGGCTCCCATCGGATTCTCTGTGCGGGTGGATAGGCGACTTCATTGACGAGTTCCGAAAGTTCCCCGTGGGCGTCCACGACGATCAAGTCGATGCCTTCAGCCAAGCACTCCACCGGATGCTCCTGGGACGACGCGGAGCCGCACCCGCTCTCGCAGTCGGATCGACTCAGCGCAACGAGTGGGCGATCTAACCCATCTGGCCGACCTACTGGACACCTCGACCCTCAGTATGCAATAATGATTCTACAAGGAAAACCAACCACGAAGGAGCACACAATGAACGTCGATGATCTAGTCGAGATCCTCACCGACTTGCAGAATCAAGGGTACGGAAGTGCCGAAGTCCAGATGGCCTCACAGCCGTCCTACCCGCTGGCGAATCGGATTGCGAGTGTCGGTGTGACGACCGGCGATGACGAGGACTACGACGAGGACGGCTGTTCGGATGAGCCCTTAGTCGTGTGGATCGCTGAAGGTGAGCACGCCGATAACCCGTATGCACCTCGCGCCGCGTGGAACCACTAGCCGAACCAACCAACAGTTAAGGAGTCAGTCATGACACGTTGTGAGGATTTCCCTTGCTGCGGGCATCCATCCTCGGAAGGCTGCGGCGACCGTCCGGAGTACCACGGCGAATACTGGGCCAAGAAGTTTGCCAGCATGGACCCAGATGAAATGGAGGATTACGAGTACCGCATGGAAATGCAAAGCGAATACGATCAGCAGTATTAGCAGCCAGTAAGCCAACCACGGAAGGAAACAGTTATGAGCACACGAGCAGTAATCGCACGTTGGAAGCCAGGAACGATGTCGTGGGAAGGTCGCTACCACCACTGGGACGGGTATCCGTCCGGTCTAGGCGCGACGCTCCACGAGATCCACCGGACGGTGTTCGGCGGCAATGTTGATGCGATGACAGATTTGCTCATCGTCGAGCACCCCGGTGGGTGGAGCACGATCAACAACGCAGACTGGACTCGGCCAGTGCGCAGTTACGATCACCAGGATTATGCGTGCGAGGACTGTGGAGCGCACAACCTCGCGCATTACCGCCAGTATTACCGCGACACTCCACGCCTCCTCCCACCGCCAGCGATGTTAGATCCACAGAACCCGATCTTTGTCCTCGGCCACGGAGCAGTCGGGCGTCCGGCGACACCCGGTCCTGAATGTTCATGCCATGACCTCAACGGCAGGTTGATCGACGGCGTTGGGGACCACTGGATCACAGAGGACGGCGACGACGGCGGAGCGGAGTGGGCCTACTTGCTCGACTCCATCGGCATCACCGTATTCGAGCGTCGTTGGAATGCAGGCGGTCATATGGTGGGAATGTTCGGCAGCGGCGCAGGCCGCAACGGTCGCTGGATCAAACGCGGCCTCGTTCACTGGACTGCCAAGTCGGTGGACTGGGAGCAGTTCGAGAAGGTGGCAGCGGTATGAAATGCAACGGGTTCACCAACTACGAAACGTGGGTCGCTAAGACAGTGCTCGCGAACGACTACGACCTCGCTCTGACGGCGATCTATCACGCGAAGCAGGGAGCGCCGTCGCTGAAAGACTTTGTATGGCGGATGCTCGACCCGCAACTCGACGCCTGCGGCGGCACGTTGGCCGGGGAGTTGCTCGTTGCCTCACTTGGTGAGATCGACTGGTACGACCTTGCAGAGAATCTACGGACGGAGAGCGACGATGAGTGAACAGTTGGACATGCTGTCAGGTGTACGCGACGGAGCGACGTTCACGTCGAAGGATCTCGACAGGCTTAACGCTCAGGCGCGTCGAGTGTTTCTTTTCGTGATGGATCAGGACTGGCACAGTTTGCGCGAGATCGCTGACTACACCGGAGATCCAGAAGCGTCGGTGTCGGCTCGTCTGCGCGACTTGCGTAAGCCGCGTTTTGGCGGGATGGGTGTAGAGCGCAACCGCCTCGACGGCGGTCTCTGGATGTACCGCTTGACGCACTTCGGGACGTTCGGGGATTAGGATTAGCCGCGTTGGGCGTGCCACAATAATCGTTATGGCCCACAAGTTAGGTCGTCACGTCGAGCCTGGGGATCAACTCGCCACCCTGGGTCAGCCGCTCACGGTAGAAGTAGTGGCGCCATACCCCGGCCCTCGACCTCACGCGCATCCGTCGTTCGGCCCTTGTCTGCAAGCAAAAGGTGACGACGGTCGAGTACAGGTGTTCTTCGGTAACCAGCCTGTCAGGATGGCTCCAGCGAACATGGCGCAAGCCGGTTAGCCTGTCGGTACACGCCTACAACGGAGGAACAATGTCGCAACGAGCGAAAGACTTCATCGAGCGCCTCGCTTTCACAGTGGGATTTGTCGTCGTTGGTTTGGCGATTCCCTACCTGACCGGAATCGACGAAGCGTGGGTCATCCCGATCGTGGCTGGATTGCAGATCATCAAGAACCTTCTCGCCCAGCAAGTTGGAGATCCTGCCACCTCAGGGTTCACCGAGACGGTTCCGCCGCCTCCCGACCCAGCGGAACTGCCGGCTGCGCCCGTAGACGCCCCCGCCGTAGACAGCGAAGATCCCGAGGACTACTCGTGAGCCGCCGTACCGCCGTGGACTTTCGCGGCGTCCGCGTCAGCAAGCACACCCGCAACATGGTGCTGTGGGCGGAGAAGCGGGCAGGGTTCCGTTTCCACATCGCGCAGGGTTCATGGTCCGGCGCCGCCGCGTCGGCGGGGACTCACACCGGGCCGGGTGCGATCGACATTGGCGCGGCAGGACTATCGAAGGCGCAACGTGTCGCCGCCGTCCACGCCCTCAAAAACGCCGGATTCGCCGCCTGGTATCGGCGTTCAGTTCCTGGGCTGTGGGGACCGCATATCCACTGCGTCGCCTTCGGTGAGAAGTGCGCGCCGGGGGCACAGGCGCAGAAGGGTTCCTACGACCGTCACCGTGACGGACTTGCAGGCGACGGGTACGACAAGACGTACCGCCCGAACCCGAAAGTGAAATGGGGTTACCTTCGCAAACGTCCTGTGAGGCGTAAGTGAAGCCCGCCGTCAAGTTCGACCCCACCGACAAGCACGTCGAAACTGGGCGGCTCCTGATTCACGACCTCGCGCGCATTGTGCTGGACTCCGCCATCACAGCAGGCAAGTTCACGATCCGCCAGACATACAACTGCGCCAAGCGTTACATCTGGTTGCCATGAGCCGCACGCCGATCCCTGGGGAGATCCGAGAAGGACTCAACTGGGCATGGGTGCAGTTAGGCGCTGCGATCGACGACGAGCATCGGCAGATCATCCTTCACTACATCGACCGGCTGTTGGACTGCGTAAAACCCGATTGACCTAAATAGGTGACCCCCTAGACATAGGTTCTGCCGGTATGTAATAATGATTCTACAAGGAAAACCAACCACGAAGGAGCACACAATGAACACCACGAAGATCGCAAAAGGCCACTACCAAGTCACCGCAGGAGGACGGATCTTCACTGTCGCGTCTGTCGAGTTCTGGACCGAGGGCGCAGAGGTCGGCGGCTGGCATCTCTACGAGGGCGATAACTACTGCCAGACCTTCTGGACCAAAACCGCCGCCGTCGCAGCCGCCCACCGCATCGCAGCCAACTAACCGAGAGCCCCATCACCGACAAGGAGATCCAGAAATGAGTACCCAACCAAACACAGCCCAAGCACTCTGGGATGCGCGCGACGAGTTGCAAGAGTTCGAGCAGCAGACCCAAGAGGATGGCTTCACGGTCGTTCTTGCAGGCGGCTTCATCGAGGTATTCGACTTCGGAGTCGATAGCATCACGATCACAACGTGGCAGGCCGGTCGTAAACCACCGCTCAACAAGACGGTAGTCGAGGTGTGGGACACAGTGACCGCCTCGTCCGCCATCGCCGTCGTTGTCCAGTCAGACGCAGCGGCTATCCGCCTTGCCCGCACGATCAAGCAGGCGACCTCATGAACCACTCACCAGAAGGCTGGATTGCAGAGCAGGACTCGCTTAAAGTCGAAGCCGCTATCGCAAAAATGTCCGAGCGCGAGCCGGAGTATGCCCGCACTTACGCGAACGGTGACCCGTACTTCGGGTTGTGGCTCCGGCTCGTCGATCAACATGCGGCCAAGTTAGTGCAAGTGGCAGCGACCGACCTATCCGACTGGATGAGCCACGATGCCTACGAGTCGGGAATGTCACCGCGGGAAGGAGCACTCGAAGCATTGTCCAACGATGATCTGTATGCGACACACCTCGACGAACTTGGCATCCGCTAGTTCGATCTATGCAATAATGATTAGACACCAACCACGAAGGAGCACGCCATGAGTAACGAAGCATTTGTCTCGCTCAACCTATTCCTCGGAGATAAGCAGCCGCGAATCACTGGTCCGATCGCTTACAGCGGACAGTTCGGCCCGCGAGTCTCGGTAAACATCGACGACTTCACGATCAACGCTTGCCACGCTGAGCACATGCGCGCGTTGTCCGAGTTGTTTGCCGACGCTGCCGATCATCTGGATGCCTACATTGCAGAGCAGAAGTCAGTATTGGAGCGTGACCAGTGAACAAAGACCAGACGGACGCCCTCTCGGCAGTAGCCGAGTTGGGTCGTTCCGTGTCTACCCAAGAGTTGCATCTGCTGAGAACCAAGCGGGATCGCGACGTTGCCATTCGCCACGCGCTATCGCTAGGTGTCGCTGCGACTCGGATCGCTTCAGCCGCCCACCTCACCCGCGACATGATCTACAAACTGGCTCGGAGGCGCAGCGCATGACCTTTGGTAAACGCATTGTGTTGGGTCGAGTGTATTCCTGCACCTCGTACACGCAGCCTCACTCCGGCCACATCTGCATCACGGTCAATCACTACCGGACGACACCGCGGTACGACACGTTTGTGTTCACCCGCATCGAGGACGCCCGCAAGTTCGCGGATCACCTCATTGCGCAGATCAAGGCATCGGACTGGGGAGTCGGAGAATGACCCAGTGCAACGATTCCGCCACGCCGAGTAGCCAAGATCCAGTCGGGAGCGCCGATGCACCCTAGCCTGATTGCGTGCCCATTGTGTACCGCATCGCCACAGCCGATGTTCTGGCTCTCATCACGCACGCCGCGTGTGCGACGCCAGACGCCGACCCAGCCAGGTTTGACGCCCACGCATGGACCGATGAAGCCCTCCGCACGATCGAACAGTTCTGCCACCACTGCCCCGCGCTCATCCCATGTGCAGGAGTTGTCATGGGACCGGCGCAGCATTCCGGTTACAGCGGGATCGCCTCGGGCAAGGTGTGGCGCAACGGCAAGCCCATCCGTAAACCAGCAAGGCGCAGACGCAAGAAACCAACCCAACCGAAGGAGTAAGTCATGACCGTAGTCACCGTCGAAGGACGAGTAGGGGGAGATCCTGACCTCCGCTTCATCTCCACTGGCAAAGCAGTCGCCTCGTTCAGCATCGTCTCCGACAGGCGTCGGAAGAACCCAACGACCGACGAGTGGGAGTCCACCGAGACGACATGGCGCAAGGTCACAGCCTGGGGCGACCTCGGGGAGAACTGTACGAACTCATTGCAGAAGGGTGATCTTGTCATTGTCATCGGTCGCGAGTACCTCGATGAGTGGCAGTCGAAAGACGGTAAGACCGGCGTCAGTCTTGTCATCGAGGCGTACAACGTCGGCCCCGCCCTGAAGCGATCGACGTGGAAGCAGGACCGCGCAGAACGAGTCGCAGTCTCAGCGGACGATCCCTGGAACACCTCCACCGACGAAGCCCCGTTCTAATGCAGTTCCTCGGAGTGTCGCTCGCCGTACTGCTCATCGGCATGTTCCTCGTCCTCGCCTTCCTCGACGAACATCGACAACGACCCAACTACCGCGAAGTCTGCAAGGATCTCGCGAAGGAACTCATGGAGCAGCGCGGTAAACGATGGGACGCAGAAGCCAGAGCCATCAGGCTGGAAGTGCGGAAGGAAAAGGCGGAGGCCCAACTGGTCGAAGTGTGGCGTGAACTCGCCGATCAGGAGATCCGACTAACCGACGCCGCTGTCCCTACCGTCCGACTCCCCAGTAGTTCTAGGACGCACGAGAACGCACCGACCCAGCAGAACGGGTAAGACTCCATACGATCACCCCCGACGCAACTTTGTAGGTCGAGAGAACGCCTTACGGACTGCAAGGAAGCCAACGAACGCTTCGTGAGGCAGTTAGACTCCGAACGGCGGCAGAACCACACGGAGGCAGGCACTCATGGATTTCAGTGAACTCGGCACATCTGGCCTCAAAAAGTCAGGCGGCATTATTGACGAAGAGTTCCTCCCGCTGCTCCGCGGTGACCAAGGCCGCAGGTTCGTCCGCGAGATGGCCGACAACTCCCCGATCGCCGGGGCGATTCTATTCGCGTTTGAGAAAGTGATCCTCAACCTCGACTGGCGTATTGACCCCGCGGACTGCGAGGACACCGAGCGCACAACTGCTGACGAGTATGCAGCGTTCGTGGAGGAATGCCGGTCGGACATGGCGCATTCCTGGGACTCCACCCTGTCGGAGATCTGCACTATGTTTGTCTATGGCTGGTCGTTCACCGAAGTCGTCTACAAACAACGCGGCGGCGCATCGGACGATCCGACGAAACATTCCAAGTACGCAGATGGCCGTATTGGATGGCGCAAGTGGGCGCCCCGCTCGCAAGACACGCTGCTGGAATGGATGTTCACGGAGAATGGCGACGTCGAGGGTCTGAAGCAACTGGACCCCTATGGCGGACATGGCGCAGTGGAGATCCCGCTCAACAAAGCGCTGCTGTTTAAGACCACCTCAACCAAGACGAACCCGGAAGGCCGCAGTCTCTTGCGCTCCGGCGCACCATCCTGGTACATGCAGAAACGATTGCAGGAGATCGAAGCAGTCGGCGTGGAACGGGATCTCGCTGGACTCCCCGTCGCGTGGGTTCCGCAGGAGTGGATGCTCGACACCGCCTCCGACTCCGAAGTAGCGGCCCTCGCAGCGATCAAAGACATCGTGTCCAACGTCAAACGCAACGAGCAGGAAGGCATCGTCCTCCCAGCGGTTATCAACGGCGAGACCGGAACCATGGTTAAGACCGTGGACTTCCAACTACTCAGCAGTGGTGGCTCACGCAACTTCGACACGGACAAGATCATCACCCGCTACGAGCAGCGGATTGCCATGTCCGTCCTCATGGACTTCCTCCTGTTGGGACACGAAGCAGTTGGGAGTAAGGCGCTTAGCGTCTCGAAGATCGACCTGTGGACAATGGCTGTGGACAGTCTCGCCCGCTCTATCTGCGACGAGATCAACACACGCGCTATCCCCACACTGCTGCGTCTCAACGGGATGAACCCGGACTTCGCACCGCTGCTGGCGTATGGCGAAGTGGGCAATGTGGACATCGAAGGGTTGTCTACCGCGCTCCAGCGCCTCCTGACCTCCGGTGCTGTCACACCCGACGACGACCTCGAAGATCAGATTCGTACCACGTTTGGACTGCCACCGCGGGATGCAGACGGCCCGACCGATATGCCGGAAGAGCCAGCAGATGAACCTGCCGACGATGAGCAGGAGACCCTCGACGAGCAGCCACCCGTATGACGAGAGAGCGGCGTATCAAGAGCGAGTTCCGCGACGCATGTAAAGGACTCGCAGCCTCGTTCAGCGCATCTGGGATCTCAGCGCTGGACATGAAACATGTCGAGGGCGCGCTCGATGCTTACGACTGGGCAGGGTTTGAGACCCGGCTGACCGCGTTCTTCGAGCAGGAACTCCACAGCCAACTCGTCTCGGAAGCAGTCGCAGAGTCAATCCGACTGCGCAGAATGGGCAAGGCGCTCCGCGGAGATCCGAAAGGACGGCTCACGATCAACGGCGCTACCGCATCCTGGCGTCTCGACCGCACAGACCCGCGCATGGTGGAGTGGGCGCAGACACGATCCTCCAAACTGGTGACGCAGATCAGCAAGACGACCCGCGGAGCCATCCGCAAACTCATCGGTGAGGCGTACACAGAAGGACGATCCGTCTACGACACAGCCCGCCTACTCCGCACCATCGTGGGTCCACTGGACTCGCAGGTCGGCAGGATCGCCCGCGCATATGGCGAGACCGTGGATCTCCTGCGAGAGTCAGGACTCACGTTTGCGCAGGCGCAGGAGAAGGCAGCCAAGCAGGCGGAGCGGGTTACTGACCGAGCAGTAGCGTCTCGCGCTGAGACGATTGCCAGGACCGAGATCATCACCGCTGGGAATCAAGGGCGCATCGAAGCGTGGAGCCAAGCCATTGACGCTGGGTTGCTTCCCTCAAACGCGCACAAAGAATGGGTGGCGTTTGACCCCTGCCCCGAGTGTGAGGGGCTCGACGGCGAAGTTGTCCCATACGACGAACCGTTCTCATCCGGCGACGACGGCCCAGCCGCTCATCCCAACTGCCGCTGCGCTGTTGTGTATGTGGATGACCCCAATGACTCAACCCTCAACATCCCCGGTATCGACGGAGGCGCATGATGTTCACCGAGTTTGACCTACGGAAGATGAGCGAGTCGGACCTACTCGAACGTCACGACCGCTCACACGAGGCGTCGGCTAACTTCGCCCCCGCCCAGTTGATCCATGCCGTGTACCGCCACGAGATCCACCGCCGCGGACTGGAATGCTCGTGCCCTGAGGTGTATCAAGGCGACACCTTCCTGAAGATGGAGTCCCGCACCGAGTCCCCCGACGACGGGTGGCGCACGATCACTGTGAACGGTGAGGAAGTGAAAGTCGGCCCCGGTGAGACTCTGACCCTTGCAGAGTCAGGTGGGTTGTCGGTGATCCCGAATCCCTCTGAGATCGTGGAGCAGGGCTTCGCGAAAGCGATCGACGAGCAGCGGTACACCCTGTCAGCCTGGTACATCCCAGGTCAGATGGACGCACACGGCGAATGGACCGACCCCGCAGAGTTACAGCAGGCCGCATGGCGCTACGTCAGGCGTGGAGATCGGCAGATCCGGCTGCAACACAACACCGAGATCGTGGCTGGCGAATGGGTCGAGATCCTCTCGTGGCCGTTTGAGGTCGTGGCTCCACGGTGGAACCCGGATACAGGCGAGCAAGAGTCGGTGACCTATCCGGCAGGCACAGTGTTCCTCGGAGTCATCTGGGACGACTGGGCGTGGGCTCTCGTCAAGGAGGGTCAGATCCGCGGTCTGTCGATCGGTGGAACCGCGTGGCGGGTCGAAGTGGATATGCCTGAGACTGGCGCACCAGTCGAAAGTGAATAAGCGTTCTAGTACATTAGGCGCGTGAACGTCAGCAAACATGACTGAGGGCAAGTAGCCTTCGTCGTGAACACAGGAGGTTGCTGGTGGCGAAACTTGTCGCACTCGATGTCGCTGAGACATCAGGCGTGGACTTCCCGGCGCACCTCGACAACGGCTGGATCGTCATGAAAGCCAGCACAAGCGAGACGGAGCAACCCGTGTCAGAGACCCCGGTCGAAGAGCCAACCGAAGTAGAGAAGTCAGACGGCCCGACTCCCGAAGAAGTCATTGCAGAACTCGAAGCCAAGGTCGCGGATCTCCAAGAGAAGTTGGACGCGAAGAACGCGGCGGCTGACTGCGCGGAGCCAGACGACGATGAAGCCAAGGACAACCCGTTCGCAAAGGCGCTGAGTGAGGCTCCCGAACTCGTCGTGAAGGCGTTCGCTGAGATGGAAAAGCGCGCAGCCTCCGCCGAATCGGAACTGGCAAAGGCCGCAGACGAGAAGGACTCGGCAGACGCAGAAGCGTTCGTCAAGACCCTCGACCGCCTCGCACTGACTGACGACATGGCCGACATCGTGAAGGCGGCACGTCGCCAGATGCCGGATCTCGCCAAGCAGGTCGAAGAAGTTTTGACCACCGTTAATGGTCAGGTCGAATCAGCCGGACTGTTCGCAGAACTCGGCAAGGCATCAGCGCCCTCCAACGAGGGAAGCGCTGAGGCGCAACTCAACTCACTTGCCAAGGCTAAGGCCGACTCAGATAGCGTCCCGTTCGCGAGGGCGTACTCGGAGATCCTGAAAACCAGCAAGGGCAAGGAACTGTACTCACAGCATCTCAACGAGGTAAGGGGCTAGGTCATGGCTTACGAAGGTCAGCAAACTCGCATCACGTTTAAGGCCGGAGCCGACCTTTCGGCCAAGCAGTTCTACGCGGTGAAACTGGACTCCACTGAGGGTCAGGTCATCGTGTGCGCCGGAACCACGGACAAGCCCATCGGGATCTTGCAGAACGCGCCGGTCTCCGGTGGAGAAGCCATCGTCGCGGTACAGGGTGTCACCAAGGTGAACTCGGATGCTGCTCTCGCAGTCGGTGACACGATCGGAACCGCCGCGGATGGGCAACTCGCCACTTACGCCAATGGCACTGACACCACCAAGTACATCATCGGAATCGTGGTGGCCGCTTCCTCCAACGCTGGCGAATATGCCACCGCCATCATCAACGCACCCGGCCATCGCGGCGCATAGGTAACAGGACAAGGGAGACACGACAATGCCTCAGCCAACATCAACCGCTGCCCATATTGACGGGCCGCTGTCCAACCTGTCCGTTGCGACCTTGCAGGACACTAACGGCTTCATCGCCTCCAAGGTGTTCCCGATCGTGCCGGTGGACAAGCAGAGCAACAAGTACTTTGTCTACCCGAAGAACGATTGGCAGCGCATCGAGATGCAGCGCCGCGCATCGGGAACCGAGTCGGCAGGTAGCGGTTACACGCTGTCCACGGACTCGTACCTGTGCGAGAAGTACGCACTGCACAAGGACATCGACGATGACCTGCGCGCCAACGCCGACGATCCGCTGGACGTGGACCGCGAAGCGACTGACTGGCTGACGCAGCAGAGCCTCCTGAAGTTGGAGCGCCAGTTCGCTTCTGACTTCTTCACCACGGGCGTCTGGACGACCGACAAGACTGGTGGCACTGACTTCACCAAGTGGAGCGACTACTCAGCCAGCAACCCGGTCAAGGACGTTCGCGCGGGCAAGCGTGCGATCACCCTGGCAACGGGCCTGAAGCCGAACACCCTCGTCATCAACTACGACGTGCGTGACGCGCTGATCGACCACCCAGACATCCTGAGCCGCAAGACCCCGACATCATCCGATGTTCCTGACGAGGCGTTCCTTGCCAGCGTTCTCGCTGTTGGTCGCGTCCTCGTGGGCGAAACGATCTACGCCACGAACAAGGAGAACGGAACAGCCGCTACCTCGTTCCAGTTCGGCAAGCACGCGCTCCTGACCTACACGGCTCCAAGCCCCGGACTCCGGGTTCAGAGCGCCGCGTACACGTTCGCGTGGAAGGGTGTCTCGGGTGGTCTCGGCCTCACCGCAGGCGTCAAGCGCTTCCGCATGGAGCAGATCGAGTCGGATCGCGTCGAGATCAACATGGCGTGGGACAACAAGGTCATCGACGCTGGACTCGGATACTTCTTCTCAGGTGCAGTTGCCTAATGACTGCCACCATCGAATCGCGGCCCCTCGTCGGCGCACTCAACCTGTATCTCATCAGGCGCGAGTTCGACGGCGCGGGTGTCGTGCGGCATCCCGGCGAGATCGTGGATGCCTCTGAATGGCCGAACGCTGAACGCCTCGTAGCCACTGGTTACTTGATCGCGTTTAACGGCTCGGTTGTTGAGAAGGGCGGTCGCATGTGGAGAAACACTGACATCGCTAACAAGTTCCTCCCGCAGTCACGCCGCAAGACCTCCCCGAAGGAGTAACCCATGCCAAGCCCAGTTCCTACCTCTCGACTGACACGCGCCAACGTGCTCGTTGGTGGAGTCACGATCGACGGACCATCTGGCTCCCCAGCAGGCGTCCTTCAGTTCGTACCCAAGGTCATCAAGGTTCCGGTTACCGCCAAGTCCACTGGCGAGAAGGACACCACGATCGACCTGCCGACCAAGGGCATTGTGCTCGATGTCTGGGTAGACGTGACGACCCTCGAAGCAACGTCTGGCACAAAGACGATCGACGTGGGCCTCCTGTCCTCCGAGTCTGGTGGTGACACTGACGGTTTCCTCGTGGGCGTCTCCACCGCGGCTGCTGCCACAAAGGCTCGTGCTCTCGTGTCGGGTGGCGTGACCGCTGGTGCTCTGTTTAAGGAAACGATCACTGACTCCGGCTCCGCAACCTCGTCCGTGTTTAAGCCACACGTTCTCAACGGAACTGCCAAGTCGCTCGTCTACCAGTTGGGCGCAGCACACACCGAACTCGTTGCCGACATCTACGTTCTTTACATCGACCTGACATAGAGGGGCGGACACAATGGCTGACCGTCCATCTGGGAACGGCTACACCGTTCTGGCTTCATCGGCTCGGACTGCCACGATCTCATCGTCTGCTGTTGTGGGCGAGGAACATCGAGGCGCGCACATCATTGTGCGGGCGACTGCATCAGCGGCAACGCCATCAGTCGTCCCGACCGTCGAGGGCTACGACTCAGTGGCCGACGCCTGGTACACGATCCTCACAGGTGCAGCGGTGACTGGCGTCTCCGTAGTTGTGCTGAAGGTCTACCCAGGGATCACAGCGGTGGCGAACGTGGCTGTCTCTGATTGCCTCCCCGCACGCTGGCGCGTCACAATGACTGCTGGTGATGCTGACTCGCTGACCTACTCTGTTGTTGCCAATCTGCTGAAGTAAGGAGTCCGCCGTGGCTGAATCTGTGGACTTTACGGTTCGGCAGGGCGACACGTTCGATCACACAGTGACGTGGGAGATCGGGCCGGACGTAGACAACCTGACCCTCGTTAATCTCACCGGCTACACGGCGGCAATGCAGATCCGCGCGACGTATGCCTCGACGACGACAGTCGCGGCTCTTACTCATTCTTCTGGACTCACGCTCGGTGGCGCTGCTGGGACTATCCAGATCCAGTTATCAGCGGCGGCGACGGCGGCTCTGGCAGCGCGCACTTATGTCTATGACTTGGAAGTCACATCCGCTAGCGGAACCGTCACGGGCATCATCGCTGGAACCTTCACCGTGACTCCCGAGGTCACGCGATGACTGTCTCGTCGGTGGAGCGGATCACCGTTACGGACTCGGAACTGCGGGTCATCTCCGTCTCAGGCGAGCGCGGACCGCAAGGCGCCACCGGCGCAGCGGGAGCAGCGGGAGCAGACGCCGACGTCTCCGCGCTGCTGGTCAAGGCCAACAACCTTAGCGACATCGCCGACGCGGAAACGGCCCGCCGAAACCTTGACCTCGGTGACGCCGCTACCCGCGACGTAGGAACCGGTGCAGGAACGGTCGCGGCGGGTGATGATTCACGGCTTACAGGGGCGCTACAAGCGTCAGGGAACCTAGCAGCGATCGCGGACGCGGCAAAGGCACGCCAAAACCTTGGCCTCGGCACCATGGCGACCGCAGCCGCGTCGGATTACCTCAGCAAAGCAGGGAACCTGTCCGGGATCGCAGACCCGGCAGCAGCACGAACCAACCTCGGGTTGGGGACGATGGCTACCGCGTCAGCGTCGGCTTATGCAGCGCTGTCGGGGGCGACGTTCACAGCCGCGACAATGATCGACGGCTCCGCCGACGCGATCCAACTACGGGTGCAAGGCCACTCAGCGCAGGCCAGCAAATTGGCGACCTTTGAGGACTACTTAGGCAATGAAGCAGCCTACGTTTCCAGCAGTGGGGTGGTCAAGGGTGTCTACCTGGCCGCTAACACGACTAATCTTTATGGGGCGACGGTCGCGGCGCGATGTGTCAGCGCAGGCACGATTGGTCAGGTCATCCTTCTGGCTGCCGGTCAAACCGCTAACGGCTTCGAGCTACGGAACTCGTCTAGTTCTGTTCTCGCTTCTATTAGTGCAGCAGGGCTGGGAACGTTCAACGGGGTAACAGTTGCTGCGGGGTATGACATCAACGCCGCACACGCGGCGGCGGGGACGACTCGATACGGTACTGGCGCTATCCCGGCAGCGGCGACTGGATTAAACAATACAGCTTATGGAACCAGCGCCCTCACATCCCTCACTTCTGGGGCATCGAACGTCGCGCTAGGTCGCTCGGCAATGTTCGCGAACACAACAGGATTGCAAAACGTCGCCGTGGGGCAGTCTGCCCTCTACAGCAACGTGACTGGTATAGCAAATACGGCAGTCGGATTTCAGTCGATGTTGGGCCTCGATGGAGGTTCCTACAACACGGCATTTGGTTGGTACAGCCTGACCGATGCGTCTACGGCATCGAACGTGATCGCGCTGGGCTATTCGGCGGGGCGTTACTCCACAACCCAATCAAACGAATTGTTCATCAACTCGATCAACCGCACAAACCGGGCTGGCGATATTGCCGGGTCGATCATTTACGGGGTGCAGAACGCGACCCCCGCGAACCAGACCCTCACCCTGAACGCGCTCGTAACCCCAACGTATGGGCTCAAATGGCTCGCCGGGTTGGAGCAAACCACGGTCGGTGCAGCCGGTGGAGCATCAGCACTCCCCGGAACCCCAACCAAATACCTGAAAGTCGTGGACTCGTCTGGGGCCACGCTCGTCATTCCCGCCTACGCCGCATAAGGAGAACACCATGACCGACTTTGATCCCACCTCAGCCCTCACCGACACCGAGAAAGCGCAGATCGCGGAGCAGCGTGTGCGCGCGTGGGCTGCCGACGCATACGGGCATCAACTCAACAAGGCGGGGGTGCTTGCCGCTGACCCCGACGCCGACACCACCGACATGGACACCGCACTCGAACACATCACGAAAGCGATGAAAGCGACCCTGGAATCGGTGAAGGACGTGGACACCGAGGGTTTCGAGTCCCTGTCGAAGGCGTCGGCTGCACTCACCGCCTCCCGCGAAGTGAAGCCGGTGAAACCAGGTAAGGGCGACGAAATCCAGGCGGCGCGTGAGGCCGTCGAGTAATGACCACGGTGGCGGCAATGGTCGAACTGAACAGCGACTGGATCAGCGGACTAGC